GTGTTCTGATTACACTATTTAGATCATTAACACCACTATTATATTGAGAAGCATCTTCTATAAAACAAGGATAATTGTAAACAATTCCTTGTTTATTTTGCCAACGCAATGTGTAATTACACTCATGTATGACAGACTTAGTATAAATATGATTCTGGTCTGGCATTGTCATAATAAGATATATTTGCCAATCACCTTTAGTATCTTTTACCTTTACATACTTATAATTGACAAGTATATCTGAAATGCGTGTAAGTATCTGTCGTTTCCAACCCTGAGTATAAGCATCGGGAGTTACATTCTGAATAACCGCCTGTGTTTCAAATTCGGTTTCAAACAAACCAGTTTCGATATCATATAAACCATTACAAAGAAAAACAGTTTGCCCTAACTTAGTTTCAGTTAAAACTTCATCAAAGGCATCTGTAACATAATTGTCCCATTCGTCATTTTCATATCCGCTATTCATTGTAGGTTGCGGTTGTATAACATACCATGATTCCATACCGCATCACCTCAATTATATCCATGCCTTTTCTGTTTATGAAGATACTCATTACATCTTTGAAGTTCAAGTTCTAAGTCTGCCTTAGTGGTTCGTTTGCTTTCGTCACTTCCTGTTAACTGAATATCTTTGCCATGAAAACCTTGTAATTTTTCAATCCTACTTAGTTCTCTTGTAAGATATTCAGTATACATTATCATGCCTAAAGTATATACCACCGTTCTATTATGCTTTGAATCAAACTTGCTTTCGTCCTCGTTATAATCAAGATGGTCTATTTCAAGTTCGTAGTAAGCAAGGGCTGACTCAAAGAACGCATTTTCTAATCCAGTAGGTAATGGTTGTTTTTCTTGAAGATGAGTATGAAAACTATTCAACACATCTTCAAAAGTTGTTGTGTCAGCCATAGTCTCACCACCTTATCTTATTCGTCAATCTTCATTTCTGTATACTTTTCAACAAATTTAATCTTGTTATGGTCGTTGATACCAAGTTTCTTAATTGTTTCAATAAGCATTTTCTTTTCAGCTAAAGTTACAACTGTTTCGGTAATAGCCTTTTCAAAAGACTTCTGTGTTTTAATCTCAAAAATCTTTTTAATCTTATCTTCATTAATAATATCCTGTGGCTTTTCCTCTGTCTCAAATCCAACAAACACCCTTGTTTCCTTATCGTCAACATAAATATATGGATGCGAGGAATCATAATTCTCTCCGCAGAATAAAATACTCTGTGACTGAATCTGAGAAATAACTTCTGCCCTATCAATAAGAACTGATGTATTGGGTGGAAGGTTCACCTCTCCATTACCATTAATTCTTTTAAAACCCACAGGGAAGTTTGTAAGGTTCTTTATTGATATATTTTCATTCATATTAAGATTCATTAAAAAATCCTCCTTGATTAATTAGTGGGGCAGTTTACACTACCCCACCTTTTTTTAATTCAATTATGATACAGTGTCAATAAGACCAATCTTGTATTCCTCGCCCTTTGCTACATCAGCGGCTACTTCAAGGTCATATCTTGTAAGCAGTCTACCAGTTGTAATATCAGTGCCAGTCATGGATGTAAGACCGCCCCTTGTCCAAAGCTGAACAGGTGAAGTAACACCAGTAGGAACTACATAAATATATCTGTCATCTGCAACCTTATCAAACCATGTACCTGCGGCATTAAGCTTGCTAACGTCATAAGCATTATCCATACCGTAGATTGTTGCACCCATAATATTTGAAACATATGCGTTCTTAGCAATCTCATTCATAGCGTCCTGAGAAATGTTAATGTAAGGTGTAGCCTGTGAATCTGCATATGTAGCGATATCATTAAGCTTGATAACAGCAGAAGTATCACCAACGAGAGTTACCTTACCAAAAGGACGAGCCTTATTAATAACTGTCTGAACGTTTGCTCTTGTAACACCTGCAACAACGTTCTTAATTGTAGCGTTACTTACTGCATTAATTACCTTGTCGAACGCATAAGAAGCCGCCTTGTTTCTCATATCTGTCTTGATGTTTTCAATAAGAATGTTTTCAGCGGACATATCGCCAAACTGTGCCTTACGATAATCTACCTCATAACCTGCACCAAGAGATGTAGAGGGAACAGTATACTTATCAGCATAATTGAAGCTGAAAGGTACGTCACCATTAAGAGCCTGTCCTCTTGTGTTTACACTCTGCTTGATAATCTTACGCTCAATTGTTTCATCATAGCCAAGATTCTCGTAACCACCAAAGAAGCCAAGCAGTTTGAGTTCTTCAAGAAGCAGAGGGTTTACCACATAACTTCTAATAGTGTTAATCTCGGAAATAGCAGAAACATCACCTGATTCTGCTCTTGCGTTAAGTTCCTTAATAGCTGTTACGCATCTATCGCCACACTTAACACCGTTGGTGTCCTTGATATTCTCAATGGACTCACCCTTGACAAGCGCAGAAAAAGTCTCTACGATGGGAGATGTTGAGTGAAGATTCTTGTTTACTGAATCTCTACGGCAATTTGTCATTTCATTTATTTCAAATGTTTTCATATTTTATTACCTTCCTTTCCTCTTTGATTAAGCGGCAATCTTAATAAGCACTCTTACACCAATAGGAGTAATTGCAAGTACCTCAAATGCAATGTCGCCAGCAGTAGCAGTATCTTCCTTAAACTTAAAAGTTGTAGCATCGAATGTAAGAGTATCACCTACTGCAATATCAGCGAATGTACCTACGATATTTTCCTTTGTTACAGTAAGTTCCTTACCAACCCAATTTGAAAGCTTAAAGAGATTTACATATTCGCCCTGTGCGATTGTGTATTCAAGGTCATACTCATTGTCTCCCTCCTGTGTATTAAGAACAATATAAAGTTCCTCACCAGTTGCAGGGGCTTTTGTTGTCTGAGTTGTACCTGTGTAAGTAAGACCTACAAGCGCACCGTTAGGCAGGTCTGCGTGTGCAGTTACATTAGGTGTGCTGTGTGCTGAGTGTTCAATCATTTCAACTGTAAAAACCTTTACCATAATAAAACCATCCTTTCTTGTAATTAATAAATAGAACCTTCTACGGGCTGATTAGCCTGAGATGTAGGGTGAATTACCTCACCATAAATATCTGCTGAATTAACTTCAACTACAGGCTCATCCTTCTTTTCCATTGACTGCTTACCGATACCACGATAAATAGCATCGAGTACAGTATTAATCTCTACGTTAGTAGGGTCTGCATTGAACTTTTCGATTTCATCCTTTGCGTAGTTCTTCTGCTCATCAGAGAAATCCTTAATAGCTTCATTGAGTTCGCCAAGTCTTTCCTTTGCCATTGCTTCACCAAGAGCCTTTTCAAGAGCCGCCTTTTCTTCCCATGCCGCATTAAGTTCAGTTTCCTTCTTAGCCATCTCAGCCTTTACGGTTTCAATAGCAGCCTGAATTTCTGCAACAGAAGCATTAAGTTCATTAATCTTAGCATCCTTATCAGTAATAATCTGATTAAGTTCTGCAATCTTTGTTTCATATTCTGCGTTCTTAGAATTAGTTTCTGAGATTGTATTCTTTACTGAATCACAAATCAGAGCAAGTGTCTTTTCATCCATTACATTGTCCTCACTTTCTTTATTTTTGTTTTTATTTAAAGAAGCGGCTTCTAATACAATTGCATTTTCGTCAGCTTCTTTTACACTTAAAATTGCACTACCGCTAAAGTCAAATTCTTTAGGGACACGATGTTCCTCAGTTACTTCGCCATCGTAAATAATATGACCTTTGTTTTCCTCTGTGCCAACTATTTCAATAGAGGATTTAATAGAACTTTCAGCCATATTATCTTTAAGCCATCTTACAAAATTAGGATATCTTTGATTGTATAAATATCCTTCTCCTACAAGAACACGCTTTTCTTCGTTGTCGATAACTATGTTTTCAATCTGTGCTGTTTCTATAACACCTACTGTTTCAGAGTTTTCAAAAAGAGGAATTTGATTTCCATTCTCATCAGTCATTTGGTCAGTATATCCATGTCCTAAAGGAACTGTCTTTGTTTCGTCTGTAAATTCACAACATAACGGCATACCTTTTGCGCTTTCGATATTATTAAGTACATATTGTTCTCGCCAATTAATGCCGTTTAAATTGGTATCTTCTTCATTTTCATGAATGGTGAGAAGTGCTAATTTGATATATCGTCTACCACCTTTGGTTTTCTTACTTCCCATTTCGAGAATTGTGTTCATTTAGTCTCACCACCTTTCAATGAAATAATAATATAAAAAGAACCGCTAATGTTTTAGCGATTCTTTTACACATTTGGTTTGGGCTGACCATTTGAATTATTAGCTTGACTTTTAACAGTGTTGTCATTGGTAGGATTATCTTCCGTTGGTCTACCGCCCTTATCATCTTCTGTATTATTTACATCATTACCAGAGGTGTTATAAGAAGTTGCATTAACAGGATATTTGTCCATGACTCCTTCTTCTAACTGTTCATCCAACATGGCGAAATATACTTCCTTTGATAAACCTGCACAATTAGCAAGATAAGCAAGCGAACCTCTACCGATTGTAAATAATTCTTTTGCGATATTAAAATATTTTTCCCTATTAAGATTGGTAATAGGAAGATAGTTAATTTCAACGTCAATATAATTAAGACCAAGTACATTATAATTAATAACTTTATTCAGTTCGGTTACAATTATATCAACCCATTCAAACACCTTTGCTGTAATCAATTCAAGATTTGTTTGTTGTGATGCATAGTTAGCACCGTTACCATTCAATAAGGATATGGCGATACCTAAATCTGAACCAACATTTAGGTCAAGATTTGTTTCGTAGTCACTATCAAACAAATCTGTATTAACATCTATACTTCCTATTTTTGTACCTGCGGCAACGGAAAAGAAAGTTGTTCCATTTCCCTTTCTTGTCTGCACAGCTTCTTTAACAGCATTATGTTGCTGTTTCTGTTGTTCATTGCTCAAAGCCGAAGTACCTGCGGTCTTGCCCTCTGGAAATGTTTCGTAAATAATTTTATTATTTACCTTATCAAGTACATTCCTTTTAGTATTTATAAAATCATCAGAGTAAAGAATATCCTTGATAGCCGAAAGCACAAGTGGTCTACCCCACGGTTCATCAAGATTAGAAGATATTTTATGAACAATTGTTTTTGTATTGTCCAATATAAACATCTGGTTGGTATCTTTGTTTCCCTGTTTCCACTTGTTGTATGCTTGTGTAAACTCAGAAGGATATCTTCTTAATCTGCTTTCTGCACTTTCATTGCCAAGATTAAAATAACTTAAATCAAACGCAACGACATAAGAATTATTTTTAGTTCCAATTATTCTACAATAATCAGTAGGCAATGACTTAATAGACACGTTTAATTTAGCCAACTTTGGTTTTAACGCATTGACCTCTGATATACTATCGGCTTGGAATTGACTTATAAACTTCTTTCTATCTTCTTTAGTTTTACCAGTATCAAGATAGTAAAAAGCCACACCGTCAATACATCCCTTTAGAATAGCATCTCTAACAAATTGTTTGTGTCTTATCTTCTTCATTGCATATCTAACAACTTCTTTGTTAATTTTAGAAGCTTTGTCATTGGCATAGCTTGTTACAATATAATCCAAAGTTGGAAGAACCTTAATATAATCAAGAGCATTACGAACAATACCATCACTTGAATAGAATCTTCTTGATATCTTTCTTATAAGTTCATTATTGCTATCTATCATTGGCTCTTGAATCATACCAATAAGCTGTTCAATTTTATAATCGTATAGAATATTAAAATATGTAGCGGTAGTTACATCGTTATGATACCAATAGCTACACGCTTCATAGTTTTTATTATCATAATTCTTTTGTATCTTAGCCATTTCGCCCTCCTTTCTTTGTTTAGTTTACAAGCGCAACAACTTCATATTGTGTATTAATTGACATTAAATCTTGTTCTAATAAATCTGCAAAATAATTTGAATACGAAA